ATAAAGCTGTTTCTGTAAACTTAATCCAGCCTTGTGGCACATTGGACATGGAATTTGATTATCACAGCGTGATAATAGAGTTTTGGCTATATGCAGCCGCTAAAATTTACGGAAAAGAAATTTATACATAATATTAAAATGCAGAACAATAGAGAAAAGAAGCGCAAGGGCCCGGCAGAAGAACGTAAGCCGGATACTACAACCAACGTGAGTAACCTTGATGAAATCATTGCTCGGCAGCGGGAAAGAGAAAAGAAACTCTACCCCATCCGGGTATCTGGTACAACGGTGATCTATGTTACCAGGAATAAGGCTAACTCACAGTATGCAGAAAAATATAAACGTGATAAATTGATGAGGCTATAACGATGAAGAAGAAAAGAATATCTATACGATTTGATGATCGTACCCTAATGCTACTGGAAGAATTATCCAGTAAAACAGGTGCTAAAACTTCTGTAGTTATCCGCTCTTTGATCATGAAGGGCATTAACGACATAATGGACGATACAGGTAATTTTAAAATTAATGAGAAACAGATACAAGAAGAGTAAATTTTATCCGGTTATTGCCGGAAGTATAGCCCGCAATTATAATAAACTGCGAGCCTTATGCTTCCGGCAAGTAATTGGATACTTTGATTCTCGCAGCGACGAAGACATCTTTCAAGATACAGTCCTATACGTTATTCAAGATGAAGAATCATTGAAGTGTACTACTGATGAAGACCTGATAAGACATTTCCTTCATCGCTACCGGATGATAGAGTTTCAGACAATACGAGATGCCCAACAACTAAAGAAAATACCCTATGCCGACTATATACAAGCCAAAGAGGAAACAACCGAAAGACAATAACCAATACAATGCCGAGCGGCGGAAGATATACAACTCTGAACGCTGGCGGCGGCTGCGTGCATGGAAATTTGCATGTAATCCGTTGTGTGAACTATGCTTGCAAGAAAATAAAACAGTACCGGCCGAGGACATCCATCATATTATTTCATTTATGAGTACGGATGATCCACAACAACGATTATTCCTTGCTTATGATTATGATAATCTGATGAGCCTTTGTAAGCAATGCCATCAAAAGATTCACAATAAATTATAAGCTATCCAGATGCTCCCTGAAATCCCGGTTCAATTCATACGTCAGGAAATAATAAAAGAACGTTGCCCGCATAGGTTTGGACAATTCACGTTTACCGGACATGATAAGACTCAAAGAAGAACGATCAATAGCTAATTGTTTTATTAGGTCATTCCTCTTTATACCAAACTCCTGCATCTTACTTTCTATCCATTCAACCGTAATATCATCTACATTCAAAGAATATGCCACCGGGATAATCTTTGAATCCGGATACAGTTCTTTTCCTCGCTCAATGAGTTGCTTTTGGTTCAGTATATATCCGTTTATCAATCTCGACTGAGTGACCTTTACCGTACCGTCTTCCAATGGTTCAATATCTATCCCCATTCTTCTGTAACCATTAATAAATTCTTTTTCCATACTTTTTCTATTTTAGAAAAGAAAGAAAAAGCAAGGGGCGAACCCCTTACTTAATTCTAATCTCTTTTACGTTTGTCATATCGTAGATTGCAAGCTGATTGTTTTCCTTTGCGAACTCTATCGCCTTGTCAATCTCCGAGTTTTTAAACACCTTTACGCTGTCGAAGTAGTAACATTCGCTTTCGGTCTCGAACCATCCGCCAACCGTTTTACTATGTTCTAAAGCATGATTAATAACCCCGTTCAAACTCTCTTTTCCGAAACTGTTTTGCGTTTCTTGATACGCTACTGAAATTCCGTACTTAACAGGTTTCATTGTCTCAATGTTAAGAGTAAAACCATCAGGATTGATTAGTGAGTATTCCCAAACTCCATCGATTAATTGTTTCATAATGTCAAATGATTTAAAGCCCCTTGCTTTAACTGTTACAAAGATAATAAAGTTATTTGCTTTACGCAAACTTTTAATATAAAATATTTGCTTTACGCAAATAAATAGGGATTTCCCTATTTTATCTTTCCGTGGAACAAAGTGTTAAAAAATCGTGGAACATCGGGAGGGGGAGGGGGCTTTTTTTTTAAGTTTTTTGACCTCCGAAACCTCGCCCCACCCTTCTTCACACGCACGCCACTTTTTCAAATTTTGAATTTGTTAATTTATTAACACTGTTTCTGTCCGACAAAAGAATGGTTAGTCAGAAAAATCTAATCAATATGGTAAAGTTTAATATGCCCGATGGATTATCGGATGAAACGCAAAAATTTATGCGGGATGTAGTCAAGGAACTAAATAAAAGAAAGATTATACAAAGCATTGATCTGGGAGCGCTCCGAATGCTCGCTACCAGTTACGAGATGTATTTACAGGCTACAGATATTTTGCTTTCTGATGGCCCTGTTGTTATGATCAAATATGAAAGGGCTGCCAATCCCGCACAGAATATTGCTACTAAAAATTATGCTCAAGTCATGAAGATCATGACAGAATATGGCCTGACCATTAAAAGCCGGGGAAATATCAAGGAAATGAAATCAGATAAGGAAGAAGAATCTCCATTGGACAAGTTTATCAAAAAGGCTCCGGGAAAAAAGAAATGAAAGGCTATTATCAATATGCTGCTGATGTACGCGACGGTAAAGTGGTAGTGGGTGAATTCATTAAGCTGGCCGTAGAACGTTTCTATTCCTTATTTGACCGTGATGATATCGAATTCCGTGAAGAATGTGCGGATTACGCTATTGAATTTATTGCCTTACTCCGCCATTATACGGGACGCCATGCCGGTATGTCTTTCGAATTATTGCCATGGCAGAAGTTTGCAGTGGCTAGCATTTACGGATTCTATAAGAAAGATGAGGATGGGGCCTGGTGCCGACTAACTTCATTTGTGTACATAGAGATGGCCCGCAAAAATGGCAAGTCCGCTTTTGCTGCTGCTCTTTGCCTTTATCATCTTATTGCTGACGGTGAATCTGCGGCCGAAGTATATTTGGCCGCCAACTCTAAAGACCAGGCTAAGGTCAGTTTCAAGATGTGTCGCAACTTTGTCTCCGGACTTGATCCAAAGCATAAATATCTGGAGTCATTTCGTGACCAGATCAATTTCGATAAGACTCTATCTTTTCTGAAAGTTCTGGCTGCTGATTCATCCAAACTGGACGGTCCGAACCCTTCCATGTTCTTGCTTGACGAGTATCATGCCGCAAAGAATTCAGGTCTAAAGGATGTATTACAATCAGGACAGGGTATGCGGGACGATCCAATGGGGATCATAATTACTACAGCAGGCTTCGATAAGTTAGGACCATGTTATCAGTTCAGGGACATGTGTACAGAAATTCTGAAAGGTCTAAAAGAAGACGATACCATATTCGCATTGATATACTCGCTGGATGAAGGGGATGACTGGAAAGATGAAAAGAACTGGGCCAAAAGCAACCCGAATCTTGGAGTGACTGTCAAATCAAAGTATCTGCGTGAACAGGTACGTAAAGCTATGAATTCGCCATCCGAAGAAGTCGGCATCAAAACCAAGAACATCAATATGTGGTGCGATGCCGAGACGGTTTGGATACCTGAACACTATATCTTGAACTCGTCTGCCAACATTGATTTTGATGATTTCATAAACAAGGACTGTTACATGGGTATTGACTTATCAAGTACCAGTGACTTAACCTGCGCTGCATTCATGTTCCCAACTGAAGAAAAGTATTATTTCAAGGTTAAATACTACCTGCCGGAAGTCGCGCTTCAGGAGAAGCGTTTCAAGGAACTTTATGGGGAATGGCGCAGGCAGGGATTGATAACAATCACTCCAGGAAACGTGACGGACTATGACTATATCCTCAATGACATTATGGATATCCGGGATAAGGTTTATATCCAAAAGATTGCTTACGATAGCTGGAATGCCACTCAATTTACCATCAATGCTGAGGAAAAAGGGTTGCCTATGGAACCTTTTAGCCAGGCTCTTGGGAATTTTAACCGGCCTACCAAAGAGATGGAGCGTCTTCTGCTTTCCGGGAAAGCCGTGATAGATAATAATGTAATAAACCGTCACTGCTTTCGTAATGTGGTAATGGCCAGGGACAGAAACGGCAATACAAAGCCATCTAAACAGTATGAAGAAAAGAAGATAGATGGTGTTATCGGTATGCTGGAAGCCTTGGGCGGATATCTGACATCACCTCGCTACGGGGAATTTTATTAAAATGTCCGACACTTTTCTGGTTAGTGTAGAAAAGTGTGATATGAACATATTCGGATACAATTTTGAAATAAGGAAAGCTTCAAAACAGGAAACATCCCGTATTCCTGCGTGGAGCTACTCCGGTGGACACGCTCCCTTGCTGAGCCGTAGTAAACCTATGCTGCTGTCAACGGTTTACCGCTGTGTAGACCTCATATCTGACAGTGTGGCGGTGCTTCCACTTAAGACTTATAAACTTGACAGGGATGGATTCAAGCGGGAATACAAAGAACATCCGGCTTATCACATACTGGACTTGGAACCTAATGAAGATATGACGAGGTTTGTGTTCTTCAAGACGCTTATGGCTTCCGTCTTATTAACAGGGAATGGATATGCATATATTGAGAGAGATAGTAAGTTGGATGTCTCTCAACTCATTTATATGCCGACATCCCATGTTTCCGTAGTTTGGGTTACTGACGGCAAAGGCATCATGCGAAAACGCTATCAGATTACGGGGTTTAAAGAACTTGTCGAACCGAGAGATATGATCCATGTTCTCAATTTCTCATACGATGGCATTATAGGTGTTTCCACTCTTACCCATGCCCGACAGACTCTTAATATCGCCACGAGTTCGGAAGAACACGCTGTGGGATTTTTCAAAAACGGGGGAATGTCCGGAGTCCTGACAGTCGAAGGTTCTCGTCTGGATAAGACTCAAAAGGATCAGATATACCAAACCTGGGAGGAACGAATCATTAACCATCCCAATGGTATTGCAGTGCTGGAGGCCAATATGAAATACCAGCCTATTACTATTAATCCCAAAGATGCGCAATTGCTTGAGTCGAGACAGTTCAATGTAGTTGATCTTTGCCGCTTTTTCTCCGTATCTCCTGTGAAAGCATTTGACTTGTCTAAATCAAGCTACTCCACTGTTGAGGCTACGCAACTCCAATATCTGACGGATACCGCGCTGGCCGTGATAACAAAGATTGAGCAGGAAATCAACAGGAAGGTATTCTTGCCGGTAGAACGAGGCAAGGTACTTGCAGAATTCGACACATCCGCCATCCTGCGCACGGATAAGAGTGCGCAGGCTGCCTATTGGAAGGATTTATCTGTCATCGGTGCTGCTACTCCGAACGAGGTCCGCCGGGAAAACAATCTCCCTAAAATTGAAAATGGTGACAAGGCATTCGTACAGGTGAATGTGCAGACCTTAGATAACGCAGTTAAAGAAATTCCTGCAAAAAATGAAGAAAATTCAAGAGTGTCCGACAATTCTGTGGTTAGTGTGTAAAAGCTAAGATTATGGACGAAAAAAGAGAAATCAGAAACACGGCTTTTCAGGTGCAAGTAACCGGAGAAGAGGAGGAAAAACGGACTGTAGAGGGCTATGCTTTACTGTTTGGTGTATCTTCTGACGGCTTGTCCTTTGAAGAAGTGATTGAACGAGGAGCTTTAGACGGAGTTATTGAAAAAAGTGATGTGTTTGCATTGCTGAATCATAACCAAAACAGGGGAATACTTGCCCGGTGTACAAATGGGAAAGGATCACTAAGTTTATCAGTCGATAGCAAAGGTCTTAAGTATCGTTTTGAGGCACCTAAAACAGCACTTGGAGAGGAATTGCTGGAAAATATCCGCCGGGGAGAGATCAGTGTGAGTTCTTTCTGCTTTGATGTGAAGAAAGACGCTTGGGAAAAGAAAAGTGACGGTGTATGGAAACGGACAATCTCTAAGATAGGGAATCTATACGACATTGCTCCTGTGTACAATGCCGCATATAGTAAGACTTCGGTGTATATGCGTGGTAAGGAACAGGCAGAAGCGGAATTTGTCCGCCAAAACAATGAAAATTTGGAAGAGTATTACTCAAATATTGAAAAATCATTAAACATTTAAATGTTATGGCTAAAGAAAAAAGTATCACAGAGTTGAAAGATGAGAAAAAACAGCTTTCTACTCGCTCAAAAGCTATTCTTAAAGCAGCTAAAGGCGAAAAACGCCAGTTAACTGCTGAGGAAAATGAAGAATTGGGAGCTAATCAGGTCCGTATGGCGGAAATCAATCTTGAGATTGAGGAACACGAAGACATGAATCGTCAACAAGGCCGTAAACATCAGCCACAAGGCGGTAGATTCTCACTGCGCCGTGCCATTGCCAACATGGTGGATGGAAACCAGCAGAATGATGTGGATGCCGGTGTTATCGATGCGGCTACCACACTGCATAACCAGTCAGGTGCTCAGATGGCCGATAAACGTAGTATCGTAGTGCCGGTAAACATGGAAAACCGTGCGGCATTTACCGCTGCAACGGAAGCCGCTACAGGTGTTATCATCGACGAGGAACAACAGGAAATGTTGTTACCGCTACAATCTGCATTGGTTTTAGCTCGTGCCGGCGCACGTTTCATGACTGGTCTGCAAGGCAACATTTACTGGCCGTCATTCTCCGGTGCGAATGTATTTTGGGAAGATGAAAACGCAGAAGCTAAGGATGGCGCCGGGAAATTCTCTAAAGGTAATGTGTTCAAACCACTACGATTGACTGCTTATGTCGACATTTCCAAACAGTTACTTGTGCAGGAGAATGCTTCTGTAGAAGCATATATCCGTCAGGCTATCGCTGTAGCCATCGCGCAGAAGATAGAGCAGACAGCTTTCAGCAAGAATACCGGTGTGGATAATACGCCTGACGGTATGTTCCACACCCTTGATGCAAATATCAAGGGTGATATGACATGGGCACAGATCGTTGCGATGGAAACTAACGCGGATACTCAGAATGCATTGTTCGGTAGCTTGTCTTACATTCTGCACCCGTCACTTGTTGGTAAGGCAAAAACGAAAGTTAAAGATGCATCCGGTGCCGGAGGCTTTATCTTTACAGGTAATGGCGATGGCCAATTGAATGGTTACAAAGCGCTGCGGACAAACAACCTGCCGAAAGGGCTTGGTGAAGGTGCTGATGAATTCGGTATTGTTTTTGGCAACTGGGCAGACTATTTCTTGGGACAGTGGGGCGGCATTGAATTGCTTGTAGATCCGTATACCCAAGCTCTGAAGGGGACGGTAAGACTGATTACCAATTCTTACTGGAATATGGGATTCATCCGTAAGGAATCATTCTCTATCGCGTCTTTGAAGTAGTATGGCATACGTCGACTTAGAGTTGGTAAAGAAGCACTTGAATTTAGAATCATCCTTTACGGAGGATGATTCTTACCTTGAGTCTTTGATAGAGGCAGGTGAAGAGAATATTGCAAAGGATTTGTGCGTGACAATTGAAGAACTTGAAACTATAGGTGGCGGCTCTAAAATCCCTGCACCTCTCCGGCACGCTATTCTGCTTACAATCGGCACTTATTATAGCAACAGGGAAAGCGTATCCAGCGTCAGACTTCAGGAGCTTCCTCGGGGAGTTAAATATCTGACATCACTTTATCGAAACTTTAGCCTATGAGAGCCGGATTACTGAAAGAGACTTTGATTTTTGAGGCGTTGACAAAAGAGAAGACGCCATCAGGAGCCATTAGCAAGGAATACAAAGAAGTATTCAAGTGTAGGGCTTACCGAAAGAAACAGTCCATCATAACCGGGGATGAGAGTGCAAAGGAACAGTTTATCGGACAGATGACCGTGATGTTGGTTCGTAAATATCCTCAGATAACTTATAATTGTCGCGTAAAGTGGGCTGAATGTATCTGGGAAATTAAAATGATTGAACCTCGTGACAACGAACTTACTTTAACTCTTAAAAAGTTGAATACATGATACAGGCTTCAGTTATTGACAAAGATAGCATACTGTACTTAGTCCGTAATCTTGAGGATTTTGAGAAGGACAAGGCCATCAAGAGCGGACTTCGTTCAGCGGTCAATCTCTTTCGTGTAAAAGGCCGTAGAAATCTACGTGTTAGGTTATTGCATCATGGCAAGCAGACTAATCACCTGATGAACTCTTTCACCAATCGGGTAAAACGGAATAAGCTTGGTGCTTTGGCTGGTTTTGATCGTCCGGGAGGTAATCATTCACATCTGGTGGATAGAGGAACCAAACGACGTTATACGAAGTCCGGTGCTTATCGTGGTATTATGCCAGGTAACCAGTTTTGGACAGATGCAGAACATACAGAAGGTAACAGAGCCATGCAGGCCGTTTATGAGGGTACACAAAAGGCAGTTCAACGAATAAATTCTCGTAGATAATGGACATGTTCAAGATAACCACTGAGGTAAGAGCTCTTTTGCTGGATAACCCCAATATTGTTTCTCTTATAGAGGATAAGATTTTCCCTGTTATAGCCCCAGAAAGTACAGAAGGTGATTTTATCACTTATCAGCGTGACGGATATAAACAGGTATATACTAAGTATGGGGTTGCAGACCAGATCCCTTATGTAAATGTCGTAGCTGTATCGGATGATTATAATCGCAATCAAGAGCTCGCAGTTTTAATCTATGACACTTTATCCGGCGACTTTCGGAATCCGGATATGCACATACAACTTGAAGACTCTACAGAGGACTTCATTGATGGCAAATTTATTCAAATTTTACAATTTTCAATTCAGCAGAAATAATTATGGCAGCAGAAAAGAAATTAGATTCAAGCAAAGACATCCATAGAGGTGAACTTATGCTTTTTATCGGGGAAGACCCGGTAGCATTCGGATCAAGCGCAGGTCTTGATATTAGTACTGAAGAACTGGACATCTCTAACAAGATGATGGGTAACTGGTCTGGTTCCCTGGCAGGGAAGATGAGTTTTACTATTTCCAGTGAATCACTCTTGACGCGTAAGGAAGGCGCATTGAGCTTTGATACCTTGCTTGCGAAGCAGATAGCGGGTGATCCTCTGGACTTCTTCTTTGGCAGTGCGAAAGCCGCGGATCAAGATAACTTCGGTGGCACTTTCACCAAAGATACCGCACAAACAAATTATACGGGAAAAGTGATTATCACTTCTTTGTCCATCAAATCGGATAACGGGCAGATTGTTTCGGTGAGCGCGTCTTTTAAAGGTGTGGGAGCTTTAACCCCGATAGAACCGGTTGCAGTGTGACACTGAGAATTCGTTAACAAATGCATAAGGCGGTCCTATGATGGCCGCCTTTTTTAATATGAATGAATAATGGACTTGAGCATATTTATCTTTTGTGAAGGTGTTGCACTTTTAATTTTAGTTCTTATTGCTGTGTGCGATGTGAGTGTGGAAGGTCATAAAAGACCTGCCCCGCCTCGCATTCCTTGCCCGCCCAAATTGATCATGGCACCGGGAATGAAATACCAACGTCTTACCATTAAGGCAATCATACGCTGGGAACAGCTACGGGAAAAATCCTTTTCGCTGATGGATTACACGGATAAAGAAGATATAGAATCTTTGCTTTATGTCATGTATATCACCAGCGATAAGTCCAGGTATACATTTGAAGTATTCCGGCAAGTGCTGACAGACGAAAGGTTTATGAATGCCATGTCTTCCGATTTAGGAAAGATCATGGAAGTCGTGGCCCAATTTCAGAAGAAGACAACCGTATCTGACCTCGGTAGTACCGAGGGTAGCTCTGAATACATAGGTAATATTGTATCTGCTTTGATAATGGCAGGGTTGGATGCCGGGTACGCTTTGAATGAAATGGAATTGTGCGATCTGCCTCTTTACCTGGAAGCTTACGAGAGAGAACGCAAGGAAGAAATGGAAGGTTCCCGCATGTGGACGTACTTCACTATGCTGCCTCATATTGATAGTAGAAAAATGAAGAATGGTGCCCGGGACCTGATTATATTCCCATGGGAAGAAGAAGAGATGCGAAAAGAAGCCGAACGGGCTATCAGGGAAGACGCGGCCCGGTTTGAAGAATTTATGAAAACTAAAAAAACAGATTATTATGGCGGGTAAATTATCGTTCAGTATAGCAATCAATTTGCTTACTGAAAATTTTAAGAAAGGGGCAAGTAAGGTTCAGTCCATGTTTGCCAAGATGAAAGGTAGCGTGCTTGGCTTTGCTGCTGTTCTGGGCATAGGCGGTGCAAGTCTCCGCGGTTTCATAGAGACTACCGCAGGTTTTGAGGCGGCCGTTAGTAAGTTGTCTGCCATACTTGGCACGACACCGGATCAGATAAAAGCGTTGACCGACAATGCAAAGAAACTGGGCGAAACTACCAAGTATACAGCGGCGGAAGCTACCAACCTACAAACAGAGCTTGCAAAGTTGGGCTTTACGAAAAATGAGATATTATCGGCTACGGAATCCGTCCTGAAGTTTGCACAAGCTACTGATGCGGGACTGGCGGAAGCGGCCGCGCTTGCAGGAGCGGCTTTAAGGATGTTCGGGGCTGAGGCTTCCGAGTCGAAGAGATACGTATCAGCCATGTCTATAGCCACAACGAAAAGTGCGCTATCTTTTGCTTATCTCCGTGATGCGCTGCCAACGGTGGGACCGGTTGCGAAGGCTTTCAATTTCGAGATAGAAGACACGCTGGCTTTGCTTGGTAAGCTGGCAGACTCGGGATTTGATGCGTCGTCAGCCGCCACGGCCACACGTAATATCTTACTTAACCTGGCTGACAGTGGAGGAAAACTTGCTACAGCTTTGGGCGGACCCGTCAAGACACTGCCGGAGCTTGTATCAGGCTTACAAAAGTTGAAAGACAAGGGGGTGGACTTGAACACCACATTGCAGTTGACAGACAAGCGTAGTGTTGCCGCATTCAATGCTTTCCTGCAGTCAGCAGACAAGATAACACCGCTTAGAGATGCCATAACAGGTGTGGAAGGTGATCTCGATCAGATGGCTTCTACGATGGGCGATAACGTGAAAGGTGCAATGGCAGGTCTGGGGTCTGCGTGGGAAGCTCTCATGATCAAGATGTCAGAAAACACCAGTGGACCACTGAAGGATATGATAAATTGGTTTACTGGTTTGTTACGTGATTTGAAATCTGGTTTTTCCGGAGTCGTGGCGTTTGTTATTACGCTTATCAGCGGGAAGCTATTGAGGCCTATTATAACCTTTTTCGCTAAAGGCAATGCCGTACTTAATGCCTCTGTGACCAACTATAAACTGGCAGAAGAACAAAAAATAGCTGCCACGCAAAAACGAATAGCAGCGCAAGATGCCTATTTAAAGACTTATATTGCCCATGAGACAAAACAGAATGGTCGGCGGCTCGCAAGTGCGGCTCAGCTTAAAAAATCATTGACTGCACTTGAAGCCGCTAAGTTAGCCGAAAAGAGAGCTTTCGACGCTGCAAGTGTAGCCAGTACGAAAGCTGCCGCCGTACAGTCTATGAATGCATGGCAACGTAGCAAGGCCATCTTGCAGGCTGGTTGGAAGAGATTGGCAATTACATTGAAGGGGTTGTGGAGCACAGTAGGACCGATGGTGTTGATTACTGCTTTGGCCGGAATAGTCGGTAAGCTGGTGAACGTGTACAATGAAGCTAAACGTATAAAGAATATATTCGCTGATTACAAAAAAAGTTCTCTTGCCGCCGGAGACACTCAAGAAATTGCACGACTACAGACTCTTGCTAAAATAATGAATAACCGTGCAAATAGCCAGCACGCCATAAATGCCGCACAAACTGAGCTGCAAAAAATGCTTGGTGTGGAGAATAAATCTCAGGAAGAACTGAATAAACTTATAGGGAAAAGAGTTGAACTATTGAAAGAAGCGGCCATGGCTGAACATGCCTTTAATACGGTAGGGGAATACACTGAGAAAAATGCAAAACTGGCCGGTGATGTCGGATTAAGTAGTAATCAGTTAGAACGCCTGGCAAAACTATATACAGGTAGAAACACATCTGATAGAAATAGGTTTGCTTATCAAAAAGCTATTGGAGAAGAGTTGGCGCTGAATGGGAATAGAAATAAGGGGATTTCTATTTCTGACGTAAGTTCCGCCATCGAAGAATACCTTCAAAATATGCTTGTCATCAACGATGCCACTAAAAGAGCCGGTGAGAATCTTGAGAAAGTTACAGCAAGCACCATTGTTCCACCTGCAGGGGATCCCTCATCAGAAGAGCTCCAGAAGCAACAAGAACGTTATGCTCAATCATTGCGAGAGTTGAACGCCCGTAAAGAAGTTGAGAAATTGACAACAGATCAATATAACAAGGCTTATGACGAATTAAATCGAAAATCCCTAATTGAAGCCAAGTCTTCTGACGACAAAGCTGTACTAAACAGTAAATATATAAAGTTGCTTCAGGACAAAGTAGATAATCCTTTGTATAAAGAGGGTAAGGTTCAGATCGAGTTGGCCAAAGTAGAAAAGGAATACCAGACGTCCGTTTCTCTTGCAAAAACCAAATTAGATAAAAAACTGATTTCAGAAGAGGAATACCGACAGGCGCTCATTGATGCGGCTATGGCAGCCGCCAACTCAGCGATATCCATTGAAGGCGTAGGGGATGCCGCCGATGAGCTTATAAAAAGAATGCAGGGAGTAGTTGGCGAAAACATGGAGAAAAGTTTTCAGATGCCCAAGCTCCGACAGCGTGACACTACTTTTGACTACAAGAAAACTGACACTGATAAGCTTTCTGAAAAAGTCGATATATGGATTGAATATAGGGATAACTTGAAGGAAAAGCTCAACGGAGTCAAAGACAAGACAAGCGATCTGGCAAAAGAAATTCAAGAGGAGTTGAATAATGCCATCCGGAATACCGATGATTTGGGGACAGCCTTGAAGATAGCTCAGGTAAAACAGGACGTAGAAGATTTCTCAAAGGAACTGAACGAAGGTTTATATTCCGGAGTGAAAAACATAGCAAGTAGTTCTGATCGGATGGTTAGCGCATTTGAAAACTTACGTGATGTCATGAATGACGTGGATTCTTCCGGATGGGAACGTATCATGGCAGTTTGGAATGCAATGACAAATACCATTGATGGGCTTATGAGCATTATTAAGACCATTGAAACATTAACGGAATTGACCAATAAATTAGCCAGGGCAAAAGAGGCAGAGGCTGCGATTGATACAGCTACCACTGCGACAAAGGTTACCAATAAGACTGCGGAAACTACAGCTGAAATTACGGCGTTAGGCACACAAACCGCGGCAGAAGTCACTGCCAGTACAGCAAAAACAACAGCGGCATCTGTAGAAATGGCAGCTAAAAGTACAGCTGCTTATGCTTATATTCCTTTTGCTGGTCCTGCGCTTGCTGCGGCTCAAATAGCAACAATGCAGGCTTTAATCGCTGCGGCGGCAATTCCCAAGTTTGCCAGTGGTGGTATTGTAACCGGTGGTCCATCTTCAGGTGACAAGATTCTAGCCCGGGTTAATGCCGGGGAAATGATATTGAACGGTAGTCAACAGTCTAATTTGTTTGACGCTATTAATTCCGGTCAATTGGGCGGGAATAAGACGTTGTCTTCAACAGTGACTACTAAGGTACGATCTAAAGACCTCATTCTCACGATTAACAATGAATTGAAATCACAAGGAAAAAAGCCGATATCATGAGTTACGGACTTATTTATACAATACCATTTGCCACGCTGGATAATACGCCTTGTGTGGTGGAAATTGAGAAGGACGGTTATACAGGAGCATCGACTGAGCTAACCGCCGGTGCCACTCCGTTCACTGCTGAGATAGATAGTGAAGAGTTTCTTTATACTCCCACCCGATTCTCAACGGCAAAGTTGCAGATAGTCGGTAATGATTATTTGCAGTCCCTGTTTTCTACAGCTTACCGGGAATATCGAGTGACGATGAAGAAAGACGGTGTTATTACTTGGTGTGGTTTCATCAAGCCAGAACTCTATACACAAGATTACGCATCAGAGACATTCGTCCTGGAAATAGAATGTATATCCGCTATGTCTGTATTGGAATTTATAGACTATACAATTGAAGGGAAAAGTAAAGCATTTGTTTCTATATGGCATTTATTACAACGGTGTATTTCTACAGCTTCCGGACAATATAATTCTGTCCTTATTCCTCATGTATATGCATCCAGTAAGGCGGCATATTCTACGGAAGAGAATGTGCTTGCAGATATGACACTGAGTGAACAGGATTTCTTCGATGAAGATGATAAGCCAATGAAGTTAAAGGACGTTTTAGAGGAGGTTTGTAAATTCCTTAACTGGACCTGCACCGATTGGAAGGGTGATCTTTATTTTGTCGACGTGGACCATACAGAGATATATCATAAGTATGATGTAACGCTTGAGAATAGTATTGATGAACGGGTGAATGAGTTGCTTGTGCAGGATATTGGTTTTGCGGGTTCTAACCACTCTCTTGACGTCCTGCCGGGTTATAATAAAGTAACTGTGAAATGCAGTAATTATATTATTGGTCAGATACTGCCAGACGAAGATTTCAATAATTTGAAAGAACTATCAACGGTTGACAACACGACATCTGACAATAAAAAAGTATGCCGTTCGACATATTTATACCCAAATGAATGGAATTGTTTATTGTATAGAGATGGAATTGTTGTTGGGAATGATATGCTGCCTTCTATTAAGGATGTAGCTCCATCACTGTATGGGGCAATGCTGATGAAATATTGTATTTATGAACAGGAAAAAGATGTGAATGGAGTTTGGCAACCTACGATTCATGATTATTCTTTTATAAACACTATACGGGTGCGTTATCCAATAAAAGGCACTCCTGGAGCGTTCAATATCAACAATTATAAGGTGCTTACCTTTAAAGGTGCATCTGCAACGTATATGGATTGCGCTCTCGGGATTAATGCTACGGCAAAGGCTATCAAGGACGACGATATGTTGCCGTGGGGGAACAGTGCCGCCGGATATGATAAAGAAGCAATAAGATGCCAGATACGTATTGGTAATGAATACTACGGCAACCATTTCGGAGATCAATTTTATGGTTTTACATGGGCAGAAGATCCGCAGAATTTTGTGATATTGGATTTTGATAGCTGGAATAATGACGGGAAGCTTGAATGGCTTACCATTCCTAACGGTAAGACTTTGAATATGCCTTATAATGGGCTGAGCGGCTTCATAGTTCCTATCGATCGACCTATATCGGGAGACTTTGAATTTAGCTTATTGGTTATTCCTCGCCCTGGAGATGGAGAGCGGGGAGATAGAACAGGGATTATAATCAAAGATTTTAGTGTGAAAATTCAGAATAAAGATAGTATCTCAAAAGAGAACAATAGTTCTGATCGCACATACGAAAACGTTCTCAATGAAAATTATATCAACGAGCTGGACGAGATCGAGTTTAAAATATCCTCCTATAATGAAGATGGAGCCTGTTACAGTAAGGTAATGTTAGGCGATGACTATTTAAAGGATAACCTTTATAACTGCATCCTTGATGACACCATCCGGCCGGAGGAAATGATGATCACCCGTTGCGTCAATCATTATAGTGCCACCCGTATTAAACTTACCCAGGAAATAAAAGAGCGTGCGGATTTATCTCCGATAACAAGATTGTCCGACACTTTTTTGGTTGGTAAGAAATTCATTAACGCCGGTGGTTCCATAGATTATAAGATGAACCGGTTTGAATGTATTATGATTGAAGTATGAGGAAAGTAGCTATAATATCATCCACCGCACCGGCAAAGCCCAGATCGGAGAAATATCCGGTTGGGGCTTCCGTGACGCGTACAAGTGGCGGCTCCACTGTTATTCAGGGTGGCGGTGAAGGTGTCGATATCGTGAAAAAGGATGATATCAAATCGCTGACGGATAAGAATGTGATGTCTTCGCTTCGGGCATTGAAAGAATTTATCAGTAAGGTGGACGATAGCGAGGTCTCTGCAATTGTTGACTTTCTAAAAGGGATTAAGATTGATGGCAACCTGATCAATCGCCTGTTGTTACAGAATACTGCAACCGGGGAAGTAAAAGATACCGATGTAATGTCAGCCTTACGAGTGCTGGCTGAAATTGCAACTAATAACGAGGAACTGAAAAAAATATTCCTTCGTAAGGACAAAATCGATAGTACTGACTATCTATTGCGTCTATTTGAAGGTTTAGAGGTTGGCGAAGCCATAGACTCACTGATCGCGGGCAAGGGCATAATCGCGGATGATAAAGGGAGGATACAGGCTGACCGCATGGAGTTGCGGTCATCGCTGACCGTTTTGCGCCTTATCATCAACGAAATTCAGGCTATGGCCGGAGACTTCTCATTCTCTGACTGTGGTACCATTGAAAAGGTTGAGTTGTTGGACGATGGTACTTACCGGCTTACTATGGAGAAGCGAACTGGTACTGACTGGACAAATCTCGATGAGAATGATGTCATGCTGTCTATTGTCAATACGCTGCTGACCGGTGGCAATGATTACTATACTTCCTGGTTTCGTTGTATTACCAAGAACAGGAATGACAATACGTTGACCGTGGTACTCTATCCGGATAATGAAGTTCCTGGAGGGAAAAACTACCCGCCGGTTGCGGGGTATAATGTTACCCGGCGAGGTAATGCAATGGTACCGGATACTGGTGAAGCTCCGAACGAACGCGCCCAAAGTTGGTTGCTTTCATCCCGTGAAGGTAGGATCATGTTCTTGCAGAATGTTTTCAAGCCCATTCTCGAAGACTACAACTATGCGTTGACTCTCGGCCGCTTCCCCAACGTGAAGATGATAGAGAAGCTTCCTATCGGTCCTACAGATGTCGGAGTCATGTCGAAGATTGGTGTCTTTGAAAAGATATATGAAGCTGACTGGAACGGTACCATCATACCCAAGAAGGTAGACCGGGGTGAGTGGTCTCCGGCTACAGCACAAGGAGATGAACCTTACCGATTTGTAGACTATGAAACCCTTTTGGAGAATCAGAAGGTGATAACCACGCTGGAACAGCATACAGTTTATCATTATGGCTGTAAGTGGGGGTGTCTGATTGATAAGACCACCGAAGAGCCTCAATGGAACTCTGCCGGATGGGTATTGCTCGAAGGTGACAAGAACTATCATCTTGACTTTACATCGACTGCCGGTTGGCAGTTCTTTAAGAATGGCGTGAACACCAATATCGCTGCCGTTGTGAGTTATGGCAACCGTGATATCACCAATGTCCTCATGGCTACTACCGGTGTCGAGGTGGAATGGTTACGGGATACCGGGAATGTGCCAGCGGATAACAGTTGGAGCCCCACCTATGTAGACGACCAGAAGCATGTTATCCGGTTGACTTCCTCCGATATGGGGAGCGAATGGGGATTTTCGGTCAGGACAGTGAAATTCATCTGCCGGGTATTCATCCCGGTGGGCGAAGATATAGAGACAGTTAAAAATTATGTTGGATTTAGAATTTGAAAGTTATGAAAAAGAAAAGATTACAAAAGAAAAAGACTTCACACAGGTTTGTGAGGTGTGAAGTCTTTGACAGGATGTTTACTTCGTCATTTTTTGAAGAGAATGTCTCTGTCGAAAAAGACGGTATAACCGCAATGGGAGCATGCAATGGCAAAATAATATCTTGCGAATAATATGTTGGACAATAAAAAAATAAAGCTTATGAAAAAGTGGATTATGAATTTATTAAAAAAACTCCGATTGCGCAATGGTGGAACACGTGCAATCGAAGTTAAAAACATGGAAGTTAGAGAATATGTGTTACTCTAACAGCTTTTGAAGGTTAAATTGCATGATATATCCACAGTGCTTACAGTATGTAGTCACAACATGAATTGTATCAGCATGACCTTTAGTAATCATGGTTTCAAAGTTTTCTAGTTTCATGATGTTTGAAGGACCCATGTTAACTATTAAACCTTATTTAGAACCACAATAGGGACACTGAACGTCACCATAGCTATTTATTTTTGCCATGATTCGTTCTAACTGTTCTTTTGTAAAATCTGCCATAATGTAACTTTTAAAATTAGACAAAAGCAAAAGTAAATAATATGTTGGACAATAAAAAAAAGGTTATGAAAAATAGTATAGGTTTTATCACATATCCTAAAGTCGTAGAGTATAGATGCAAACTATTTGGATTTATCCCTTGTCGCAGAATGACTATTGTGGATAATGATAGTAGACCCGTTGAAGAACAGGTAACGGAGAAAACAGGGCATAAAAAAGTAACAATAATAAGTATGAGATAGTATGGCTATACAAACCCAACCCAAAGACGTACAGGTACACATTGATCCTTATTCTTTCCTGGCAGAGATACAGGTTCTATCCGGTAATCCTGTACAGAACTATAATAAGGACACGAACGATTACGAGCCTGACCGTTCTCTCGTTCCTTGTGTACTCATGCCTTACATTTCCGTGCAAGATCCGGAAGGGATAATGAACGGCAGCCAGGTAATCACCGGTGCCGAATGGTACGAAGGCGCACCGAAGTCAGATGGCAGCAACCGCATCGTTAACAATGATGACTATGCCATATCAGCCACAGGTAAACCCACCTATTCTTTGACTGTAAAGAAGAATGTGGATTACAACAGCCCGATAGAGCTGCATTGTATCTTCTCTATCACGGATAAGAGAAAGAATACACAGGAGAAGTTTGAGCGTAGCATTGTGCTTCGAACGAGCCTCTTTGATTCAAATAACTACTCCCTGAAGATCAACCGCCCTAAGGGCTGGACTATCAACCCGCTTGAGGTAGCACCAAACGTTAGCGGGGAGTGGTTATATTCGATCACCGCTCAAGTGTACTCAGGTGAAGATACGGTTGCAGATTCCAATGCCGCTTATTGGTGGCAGATGCTTGACGGTACAACATGGCGTGACTTTACGGCTGATGAGCTTGAGGTGTTTGTCTCCGGCAAGAACGCAAATGGTACCTGGGGGAAAACCCTTACACTGGATGCCCGGTTCTTCAGGAATATTTCAGTCCGTGTTCGTGGTGCTTACTATAGCGGTACGCGTCCATCTTCTCCGACTTCGGACGAGATGCAGGCGACGACTTCCATCAAAGTGGAGATGCCGGGGACATTGCGTGCCGACATTCGGCAGACGAAAGGTATCAAGCTTAATTCCCGTATGAACACTACAGTCGGTTACGAGTGTGTATTGTCGTACAACAAGAAGCTGATTGACAGTAGCAAGGATAACCTGTTTGTGATCGACTGGTACGCGAAATCCGCCAAAGCCGGAAGCACAGCAAAAAATGTCGGGCGTGGAAGGACCGTTGAGTTTGTTCCCTCTGCATATTCATTCGATCCTTTGTATCCTATATCGGTATATGCTTCAGTGAAAATGTATGCAGTAACGGCATTGATAGCCACGAGTGATAATAAAGTCTTAACCACAAGTGACGGAAAATTGATTATAACATCTAAATATGAATAGCTTATGAATTATCTGTTAGTAAAACCGGAAGAACTGGACGGTCAGGGTTACGATTACAAGTATGCCGAACGCATACCGGACGGTCGTGTAATCCTGCCGCTCAGTGCTTTGAAGGTGCTTTCTAATTTCAGCCCTGAAGTACTTTCGAAGGATAAGTTGAAAGCTCTGATAAAGGAGCAAAAGGAAAGCGGTCTGTATGATTCTCCGGAAGAAGAGAATACAAGCGGTAGTGAAGAACCAGGAAACGGTGAGAATATTAATGGGGGCGAACCTTCAGGAGAAGATATCACTACTGAAGAACCGACCCCGACCGAAGATCCTGTTGAACAGGAAGGGGGTGACGTATGAATCTTGAAGGAAGTTTTACCCTCATTGCCTTAATGGATGGTACTACCATCAATGGCACGCTCCGGGTAGAAGGTACTCCGCTTGTGCAAAGGTATAACAAGGGTACAGCCGTTTTTATTCCGAACTTTGAAACGTTGGCCGAGAATAATCGTCCGACTGTTGTTGTTATCCTGCGTGATATCTCTGATGGCAGCGTTCTTGTACCCAACACGATTGAGTTTCGCTATAATGACTTACTGTTGACCTTTGGCAGCAACGGTTTGTCAACGAATGCCGGTATGGTTGGCTTTTTCAAAAAGATAGACGCTTACAGTACTACCATTGGCGGAGCTACCTATCAAGTTCCCGCCTTACGTGTGATGAAGAATCTTGTGCCAATCTCCGGGTATGATAATGACCGGATCACTGTCTCAGGTACCGTTGAGATTGGCGGCTCTTCGATTGCCTTCAATGCGCTGTCGAAGGAAGTTGTTATT